CTAGTTCGATGTATTCTGGATTAAGCTCTATAAGCAACGCATTTCTCCCATTCTCGATTGCCACTTCTGCCGTTGTGCCGCTACCTCCGAATGGGTCTAGGATTGTCCCATCTTTAGGGCATCCGGCCAACACGCAAGGCTCTATAAGTTCCTTTGGGAATGTTGCGAAGTGAGCTTCTTTATAGGGCTTTACATTTACCGACCAAACGCTTCGCTTGTTTCTTTTCCCATAAATAGTTTTTGGGCTTTGCTGTCCGTCTCCGTGCTTGCCATTTGGGTATTTAATTCGTATCCCATTTTTCATTTCTGTTGGATTGCTTTTTAGTCCCTCCTTCTGTCTTTCTGCCCTCTTGATTGTTCCGTTGCCATCCACATCCCAAACAGATCTCTCCTTAATCGATTCGTTGTCGAAGTAATAGTTCGGATTTTTGCTCATAAGAAAAATGTATTCGTGAGCCTTGGTGCATCTATCCGTAACGCTCTCTGGCATCGGGTTCGGCTTATGCCAAATAATGTCTTGGCGTAAATACCATCCGTCTGCTTGTAGTGCGAAGGCTACACGCCAAGGGATTCCAACAAGGTTCTTGTCTGGCAAACCACTTTCTTTTGTAGGTGCTATCGCCCTCCAAGTGTCACTCATTCCGTTCATTGGTTGTGCCGGGGTTGTCGTCTCTCCTTTCTTTGTCCATCGCTGGGCTGAATATGTATCGCCCAGATTTAGCCATAGCGTTCCGTCTCCCCTCAAAACCCTTCGTACCTCACGAAACACATCGACCATCTTTTGAACATAGCTTTCCGGGGTAAGCTCCAATCCTATTTGTCTATCCTTTCTTTCTGCCCCACATCTCTTGCACTTGTCCTTGTAGATTCCATCGCCAACCGCTCCCTCAAGATTTCTATGCCCAGTTTGAGTTAGTTCGCTTTGTTTGGAGTCTCTTTTGTGAGAACAAGTCGGGTCGCCTCCAATCCATTCGCCAGTTCCGTAGTCTCTCAATCCCCAATATGGTGGCGATGTGATACAACAATTTACCGAGTCGCTAGGAAGAGTTTTTAGAACTTCCAAGCAATCGCCTTGTTTGATTTCGTAGTTCATAAATAATACTCCGCAACATTCTTCCCGCTGTTCGTCTTTATGGTTCGCTTCTGCACATCGTAACCAGCCTTCCGCAAATCACAAACTCGGCTCGCCAACCGGAAACACTTGAACCATTCGAGGGCTTCCAGAGCCGTGAGGGTTCGCCCATTTTGCAGGTGAGCTAGGATTCGAGCGTTCTGGTCGTGGCCTTCCATCTTGACTGGATGCGTGGTTCTCATAAATGGAAGCTCGAACTGCTCGGCTTCTAATAATGCGATCATTTGATTGCCCTCCCGCTTGACTTCCGAGCCGTGAAGTTTTTGCTTTTTGCGTTCACGATTGAGGAGTGGTGGCATCCCCAAGCGTTTGCAATCTCCTTTACCGTCAGTCCCGACTCATATTGAGCCTTCCAAATCCCCCATCGCTTCTGAACTGTGTTGTGGGAACGATTTCCCCTTGCCCGATAACGCCCGAAGGTTGGCCGTAGCTCCCTTGGGATGTCTAGGGGGGTGGTTGTACCCATAACTAGGTTTGCAAGCCCTTTGGAGGCCAATTCTGAGCGATTATGAGCCATCTGGGCGGTGAGTGTGCTTATGAGTTGCTCGAATTGGGCAATTTTGTCCTCGCAACACTTCACTCGGTGGATTGTGGCCGCTAAAACGAGGTCGTTCACGGACACCCTGCCTTTTCCCACGCTTCAAGCGTCTGAAAGCCCATAATTTTGTAGGTTGGAGGGGATTCACACCCCGACTTGATTGGTTTTTTCATTGGTTGGTTTCCTTTGGTTGGTTGTTGGTTGCTCCTACGCTGACAATTTCTCGCACACGCCCTCCAATCCTTTACCGAAGCCCTGCCCCCGACCTTCCATCCATTCGATTGGTAGTAATCAAAAGCCGACTCCGCATCCGTAAGCCTCCATCCGATCTCATTTGCAAAGGCAATCCATTCAGCGTGCGTGGGGCGCAAGCCCTCTCTCTCTTTCTTGTTATCCTTATTACTATAACTCTTACTATTACTATTACTCTTATTATATATGATAGATGGTTCATCTATGGATGATAGATGGTTCATAGATGACGCATCTATGGAGCATCTATGGGTTATCCTTCGAGCATATCCAGCCGATCTTTCCTCCATCTTTGCCAGCCCGGAGGCCACTCCTCCGTGATAGATTGCCCCATCTTTAATCTCATAAACCCCTGCAACCTCAAGCTCTTGAAGAAGTGGCTTGGCATCTTGCCCAACCATCCGACTGATCTGCTCTGGGCTTGGAGGGTTGCCGTTGATCGTTAGCTTGCCGCCAGCGTTGGCCTTATACATAAGGCAGATTAGGTGAATCCATAGCCCCTTGGCCTCAAGGCTCACCAAGGCCAGCTTCTCATTCGCCAGCCAGCGGTTAGGTTCAAATGGAAACCAGAAAGAATCTCGCTTCACTTTTTCTTCTCCACATCTCGCTTTTGATATTTCTTGGCTCGTTCTAGTAACTCTTTGGTGATTCGATGCGAGTAGTCTAGGTGGCTTATGATGTCCTTGTAAGACTCCCGCTTTGCGTGGTCGAAGTCTTTGAACAAGTCCCTCAACCTCTTGGACACAACGGAGTGGAATTGCTCTACGAGCTTTAGTCTCTTAACGCTCATAGTTGTCCCACCAGTCTTTTAACCAGCCCAACAATCGGCCTAGCAGATATAGCCCCAGAATGAATACGCTGTATGAGCAGACCGCAACTACGAACCACACCGCTAAATGATTCACGATGTATGAAAGGAAACTCACCATTTGGGTGCGGTCGGCCACTTTGCCCAAAGCACGACTTCGGTTTGTTGACCCCAGTTGTGGGCGACATAGTCCCCCTGTAAGTATCTCCCGCCGATAACTTCTTTTCCTGTATAGATAAGCACCCTGCTATTTTCATTTGGTTTCTCCTTGGTTGTTTTCCACTCTAACATTGACCACTTGGTTTCTGGTATCCGAACATCAATGGCCGACATCTGCGAGCCTCCTAATTGCCACCACCACCTCGTTTAAGATTCCGGTGATGACTGCATCCTCTGTTCCGTCTGCCAGTTGTTGAACTAGATCGGCACATCGTTCTCTTTCGAGGTCGGCGGCCTTAATCCTCACATCGTTAAGGATGTCTTGGATAAGTTCAGAATGGGATTTCATCGGGTGTTCCTTTGCTTAACGCTTCGCTCTCCAAAAGAATTTCTTGGATGATTTCGTTGCGTATGATGTCGTTCTTATATGGTTGACCGTCCTTGCCGGGTTTCAATTCCTGCTTTGATAGCCAGTCCAAGTAGTCCAAGCCCTTATCACCGAAGGCGGCGATCTGCCGAAGGGTTGAGCCTTTATACTTGCCGAACTTCAACTCCATATCCCTCGGCTCTGTGCCGTTGGTTTTATTGGGGGAGTTTAGCTTGGCCGTGATATCCGCCAAGTCTGATTTGCTTATCTTCGCGGGTTCGGCCTTGGGCGCTTCCTCAAACTTCTCCGTGTTTATATCTTGGAATCCACCATAAGGAACTTCCTCGGCTGGTGTGGTGGATAGGCTCTTGTCGATCAATACCACGATGTGTGCAAAGGCAGAGCGACAAGCCCTACTGATTGCTCTGGTCTGGCACATCGCTCGCTTGGCATAGGTAGGGCGGTTAGCCCACATAGGCTCGTCATCACCCAAGAACCCCTCGGCACTTGATATTACTTGGCCGTTGTCCATTCGCTTCACTTCACCGATGCAACGATAGCCATCTTCGAGACGCTCAACATCTCTTGCACTCGCAACGCATCCGTGAGCTACTGCGATGGATTGCCAGCCCTCGACACGAACATACTTCTTATCGCCCTTGCCTATCTGCTGGGCTGTTTCCATTACGATTGCCCTACACACGCCAGCTACATCGGTAGCTTGTCGCATATAGTTTTGCACTCCGTTGGAGTGGCCTAGGCCGTGGTCATTCTTTAATACTATCTGTTCATTCATTTGGTTGTTTCTCCTTGGTTTATTTTTTATTCTGTCCGTCATCGAATACGCCAAAGCCTTCGGCGTTTTCTTTCTGTGTCTTGGGTAAGTTCAAAAATCTAAAGTCATTCCGGCTGTCGAACTCTGTATCGGGGAACGCTCCAAACACTCTTACTACCCATTCATCCGTAGTTTCATTTGGTAATTTTTTCTTGGCTGGTTCTTGATGCCAGAATGTAGGCACTTCTTCACTCATTTTTTTGTCCTCTCTTTGATGGTTTCTACTATCGGGGAAAGCCACTTGGCTGATATGTCGTGGGAGGGAATGCGGAAAACTAGGATGCCCATTGACGCGGCGAGGTTGTATTTTTCCATGTCATTCAAGAACCCGGTTGGCCTCGTGTGTCTGCCCCTACTCCACACCCCTCCCTCTAGCTCGATAGCGATGCCAGAGGTTAAAAAGTCCACATAGTAATCGAATCTAAACCTTCTCCCCTCCGCAAACTTATGTTCCCTCTTTAACTCCCCACCACCAAGGCTTCTCCATAGAAGTTCGAACTTGGCCGATGGGGTGAGCTTCATTTAGTTACGCCCCACCCAGTTCTTTGTGGGCAATAATAGCTCTGGTTCTTTTGGTTCTTTGGGCTGGTTGCCCTCGGCAACGATCTTGTCCATCTTGTCTAGCTCGGCGGCCACGAATAAATAAAACTTCCTGCGTTCGTAATTCTGCTGGTCGATGTGCTTGCCGTAGCCCCTGCAAGATGAAAAGCCCGATAAAGACTACAAGGCCGAAGATCACCAGCGTATCCTATGTTTCTGCCACGAGGGCGAGCAGTAGTTTGGGTTGGTGATATAGGGATACTTGCCGTCATCCAGAGCCTTCATCACGAAGCCTTCCCAAATAACTTCCCCCGCCTTGTTGTTCTGAAAGTTCATCTCCTCCCAGATTGCATTGATCTTATGGTGTGCGAGACGGACAAAGCGGAGGAGCTTGTTGTTTGGGATATCAAAGGTGACGGCTTCCAAGTGCTCGATCTCCTTCATCCGTTCGGCGTAGGGCTTCGGGTTGGCCGGGTCGAATGCGTCCATCACCACGATAGTTCCTTTGCCAGTCTTTGTGCGTTGCCCCATAATCTCACAATCGACAAAGCGGGATTTGATTCCAGCACCAAGAATCCTCTCGGCCATTAAGTTGTGATTCGAGGCGAACTTGCCGTGGCGGTTGTAGCCTTGCTTGGTTTCTTGGTCGAACAATCCCCGCCAGCCATTTGCCTTGCCTTCTATGGCTGTTTCTTTTTTGAACTCAATGTGCCAAGCCGGAACTGCGGAGGCTTGCGGTCTAGCGGGGAGTGGGAAGGATGTCATTAGTTTGTTGTAGGATTTCGATTTGGAGTTGTAAAGGTTTAATTGAGGAGATGTTCAACTATATAGAGGGTTGAACCAGCACCCACGATAAGGC